TATCTATGGACTGGATAATGATGATTATTATTCTGATGATGATGGTACAATCAAAACTATCGGTAAAGGTTTAGCTAGGTTTGGATTGGGAACAGCATTCAAGGTGGGTCAAGGAATTGGCTTTATTGGTGGTCTACTAGATCCTGGTAACTGGGATTCCAATATTATATCTAGTGCATCAGAAACAGGGATGTCTAAATTCTTTAGTGGTCTTGAAGAAGACATGAAACAAGAATGGCTTCCTTTGTACAACTCTGCTTCTGACAGGAACAGAGGATTCTGGTGGAGGGCCTTTAACGATTTAGACTTCTGGGCCGATGACGTATCAGACGGTTTTGCTTTTATGGCTTCAGCCTGGGTACCGGGTCTTGCATTAAGTAAGCTTGGACTAGGACTTAGGGCTACTAGAGCACTGTCAAGATTTAGAGTGGGGGCCTCTGCTGCCGAAGCTACAATAGCTGGTACAGGTGAGGCAGCTAACTACTTAGCTAATGCTAATAGATTGTTTGCTACTAACATAGATAAGTTCAATGCATGGGCTTTAGCTACAGCTTCCGAAGCTATGTTTGAAGCTAGTGAGGTGAAGAAGAATGTGTACGACAATCTTACAATGGATCCTGTTACAGGAGGTGTAAGAATGAATCCTAATACAGGTCTTCCGTACACAGACTCAGAGAAGAAACTGTTAGCCGGAACTGCAGCCCAGAATACTTTTATTCTTAACTCAGCATTACTAGCCGGTACTAATGCCTTTGAGCTTAGCTGGTTTGGTAAAGCTTTTGGTGGAGCCGCTACCGGTACAGCAAAAGGACTAAAGCCTGTTACAGCTTTTGGTGAGGACCTAGCTGAGGCAGCTATGCCTACTAGAATGATCAATAAATTCTTAGGCTCTAGAGCTGGAGCTTTTACAAAGGGAGCTTTGGGTGGTATTGCAGTTGAAGGTTTTGTAGAAGAGAATGGTCAGCTGGCTATTCAAAGAGTGAATGAACATTATGGAACTGCTGGAGTTATAGGTAATGCTTTTAATCTTAATCAGTTATTCAAACAATACATAAAGCAAACAGGTCAGGCTCTAGCTGGAGAAGACCTAGAAGCTTCTCTTAATATTGGTATTGGTGGTCTTCTTGGTGTTGCCGGAGGTGGTTATAAAGGGATGAGTGATTACAAGAGGGACAAGGCCTTTACATCCATGGCTGTTACAGCTTTTAATAATACCCAGAACAATTGGCTTAAGTTTGGAAACATTTACAAGAGTGAGGTGGTTGATGTAAATGATGCTAATGGTAATAAGATAAAAGCCGAGAAGGTTGTATTTGATGAGAATAACAATCCTGTAGTAGATGCTGAAAAGCTAGCAGGGGTTGTAGCTAACTACCGTTCTACTGATGCTGCTATAGGGGAAGCCCAGATAGTACAGAACAAATTCCATAGAGACCTTCTTAGGGACCAAGCTTTTGGAAACTTTGTAGTGGCTCACGTCAATGCTGGTATAGAAGATACTATTCAAGACAAGCTCCAGAGAGTGAGGTCTATGACACCAGAGGATGCTGCTAAGCTAGGATTTGTTTTAGATGGTAACATTGACCAAGCTATTAGTAAGTATCAAAAGCTGGCTGCTGATATTATTGAGCAGAACAAGGTGATCACTGATGATATTCTTTTTGACTCCACTCCAGAAGACACGGCCCGTAAGTCAGCTCTGATTTCATTGGCTGCGGACCAGAGTATATACAAGAATCTTGCTAATGAAACTAGTACAGAACTCCAGAGGATTAAGAATCAGTTAGTCACTTCAGATAATACAGCTCTTTCTGATGGTCTTGTAGACCAGCTTAATATGCTTGAGATGAGAATTAAATCTCAGAAAGAAGTTATTAAGTCCATGGAAGATCAGGGAACTACTGAGCTTTCATATGAGATAGCTAATCAAGTACTTAGGGAACTTGAGGCTCAGAAAGAAATGCTGGTTAAGAATAATGAGGAAGGAGTAAAAGAACTTAAGTCTGATAAGAACGGATTCTATCAGTATGAAAAAGCAGACAAGAACCGTCCAGAAGTTATGTCCATCTACAATAGAAAGGCTAGACTTCAAGGTGAAATCCAAAACCAGATTAGGAGTTCTATTTTAGAATATGGTAAGTATGCTGATACCATTGATGGTAAGCCAAACTTCCTTAAGAATCTTAGAGCTAAGTTCTTACAGCTTGCTGAACAGCAACGTAAAGAAGAGGCTGCTAATAAAACAGAACCTATTGAAGCTGAGAAGGTTAAAACAGAAACTGAAGAAAAGACTGCTGCAGCTGAGAAGTTTACTGTAAAGTTTACCACTCCTGATGGAATAGAAAAAGAAAGAACTTTTACTGTAGGGGCTTCCTATAATTCTAATGGTAGTACAATAAAGATTTATAAGTATGACCCTGAAACTAACCTAGTTAGTTTTCAAGTGGATGACGAAGGTGTTATAGAAATAGATGCTGAAGAACTAGCAGCTATAGCAGATGAAGAAGGTTGGAGAATAATTAAAGAGACGAAAGTTGAAGAAGAAGCTAAGCCTAAGAAACGTAAGGTTCAGGTCACTGAAACTCCAGATGACATTCTTTCTGATATTAGTGTGGATCCGGATCCAAAAAGCCCTACGTTTAGTGAAGATGAAATTGATTACAAGAAAAAGAAAAGTTCTCCAAAATTTGAACAAGTAGGTTTATTTAAAACTTTTGGATCTCATTATGTTACTGATAGAGATGGTACCGAAAAAATAAATACTGAAGCAGGTGCAGATAGATTTTTCTTATTTACTTCTAAGTTTGACACAAGTGGTGGTGACTACGTATTTAAGGTGGTCACTAAAGACAATGATGAATTTGATATAAGAGAAGAGAAGTATAATAAAGATGACATGAAGGTGATTGTGATGAAGAAAATCAAGTCACCTAATGGGGATGTTGCTTATCAGTATGTTGATGTAAATAATGAACCTATCTCTGACGAAGAGGCTAACAAAAAAAATATTATCTACAGGTCTTTAGTTAATCGTAATAATCTTACAGTTGATAGAATAAAGAAAGATTACAATGTAAATGAGACTACTCCTGATTCAGTTATCCAAGAACAGATTGATGATTTTAAAAACTGGCAGCTAGGAGCAGAGGATTACATTAAAGAAGGAAGAGGAGATATTTATTTAGATATCATAGGTAACTCTCCAGGAAAGCAAGCAGTTCAATATACAAAATCTATAGGAAAAAATAATGAACCTGAGATAGCAATGGCTCCTCTAGCAGGAAGAATAATACCTGAGGATCCTGATTGGTCTGCTCTTAAAAGTATTAGTGATCCTAAAAAGTCTATTGCTCTTAGGGTTAGTACAAGAGATGGTGTTATTGCACAAGGTATAAAAGCAGGTAGAGCTGTCATGCAAGAATACTCTTATAGTTCAGTTACTAAGGAACCAATTTGGGGAAAGAAGTTAATTAGGGTATTTAACAGACAACTTAATGAAGATGAAAAAGAATTAGTAATAGAGTCTTTGGCAAGGATGTCTGAGCTTTTTAACCGTGGTCCTAAATCTAAGAACCCCCTAAGTCCTGCAGAGAGTGCAGAGTACACTCTTATTCTTAACTATTTAAAAGGTGTGCTTAACTGGGGTGTACCAAGAGAAGGTGAAAAACCTACACCTAATAGATTCTTTATTAAAAACGGTCTTCGTAGGGGGGATATTGTAGTTCCTTTTACTAGAGATGAAATTATAAAGAACAAAGAAAAACTTTTAGAAGGTGTTTATCATAATGTAAACAATAAGATGCTCTGGGGCAAAAATGATAAAACATTTCAGCCTATTAAGTTTATTGGTGGTAAGGCTACTGTTAACGGTAAAGAATATGAGACTTACGAAGAGTATCTTCTACATGAAAGGAAAGATGGAACTACCCCTCCTGTCTATACCTCTCTTCCTAAGTTTGATTCAAAAACTCCACAGAGGACTAACGTCTATCTTATGTGGAGGGATCCTGTATATGAAGAGCTGGCTCCCATTGGACTATCTAAAGACAGAGAATATGCTCCACAAAAGCCTGAGCCAAAGACTAAGAAGCCTCAGAATAATAGTCAGATAAATAAAGCTATTGACGACTTCATTAATATGAAGACCAAGATTATTGAGGTGGGTGATAAGACGTTTGAATTCCGTAAGAGTAAGAAGAGAAAGAATGCTGTCTTCTTACTTGTTAGAGATACTGATACAGGAAAATCATGGAAGCCTATACCGTTCAAGTCTGCTAAGGATGTAGTAGCTAGCAGTTATAAACTTAGAGGTATCATCTATAAAGCTTCTGGGTATAACCCTAACCAAAAGGTTAGTGCTACTCCTGCCACTAAGAAAGGAAAGAGAGTAGCTACAGCTCCTAAGGGGAAAGAAGTTAAACTTGCTATGATTGAGGAAGCTGTAATGAATGGGAGCATAACTTTTATGACCCGTAATACAGACTATCATGATAAGTTCTATAAAGGAGACGGAGTATACAAAACAGAAAGTGGAGGTTTTGTAAATATAACTCACCTAGGAAAGATTAGCCGTAAGGAAGATAGAATCTGGGGTAAGAACATCAACATGTCTAAGACAGAACTTGCTAAGATGCTTGGCTATTCTGGATGGAAAGACATGAGCAGTGTTGCTAAGTGGTCTGATGAAAGAATAGTTAAAGGAAACGGAGCCGTTCACTTATACAATGTTACACCCACAGAAGAAGGTGCTGAAGAAGAAACTACTGAAGCTCCTGCTGCTCCTGGTGCTCCTATGACTTTAGCTCAAAGAAGAGCTGCAGCTAGAGCCACTGCTGCTGGAACAGTAGCAGAAGAAGAAACAATTGAAGAAGGTACTGGAGAGATATTTGAGGTGACAGCTGTAGATCCTGAAACAAATCAAGAAGTAGCCTTTGACTTTGAGATAGGTGCCACTTATCAAGATGAGTCTGGAGAATACCGTGCTAAGATTCTTGAGTTTATAGAAGGAGAAACAGAAGAAGAAAACAAGATTACTTTCCAAGTGGGTAAGAAAGTAAGGACAGCTAATCCTGAATACTTAGCTGTTAGAGCTAATCAGTTTGGCTGGACTAAGATGGAACCAGGAACAGTTATCACTACAGAAAAGCCTGCTGCTAAACCTGCTCCTAAGGCTGGGTCATTTGCTGCAAGAAGGGCTGCTGCTCAAGCTGGTCAAAAGGCCAAAGAACAAGCACCAGTAAAGGCTGAAAAAGCAGTAGTCAGTACCACCCCTACTAAGAAGGCTATAGCCAATATAGATGATGCTGTAGACTATGCTTTCCAAAAAGGAAACAAACTAGTAGGACAAATCTATGAACGCAATCCTAAGGGTGAACTAGTATTGGCTTACGAGGCAGCTGTAGATATCCCTGGTGGAAGTATTATAGTAGCTAAGAATAATCTACGTAAAGCTTTGGCTGATCAGATTAGTCAGCAGCAATCAAAGCAGGATTATAGTAATGAATCTCCTTTCCGTTTACAGCTATCTGAAGATGTTCAGCAGACAGAAGACTTTAAAAGGCTGGATGAGTTCTTAAAGAAGAAGCTTCCTATATTTTCTTCTAAGAGAATGGCTGATATCATAGCCGGTAAAGCTTGGGGCATGTTCCAGAACAGGACCCTTTATATCTATGAGAACGCTGAGATAGGTACAGGTTTCCATGAAGCCTTTGAAGGTGTATGGGCAGCATTCTTAACTGATGAAGAAAGACAACAGATTGGAAATGAGTTCCGTTCTAGGACTGGTACATTTACCAATCCGTTTACAGAAGAAGGCCCTAAGGAATATAAAGATGCATCAGACTATGATGTAAGAGAGATGCTAGCTGAAGAGTTCCGTAAGTATGTCTTGGATAATAATGCAGATCTTCTGCCTAATAGTACACTAATAGGTAGGTTCTTTAAGAAGCTTTGGGATCTGATCAAGGGATTGTTCAATATGAACAAGAAGGATAAGGCTGAGATGAATAGCCTTATTAATAATGTATTTAAAAACATTGTCACTGGTAGATACAGAAACATAGAACCAATTCGTGAGCTTAGTAGTCTGGCCCCAGAATATCGTAAAGTGGGAACTCTTTCCCGTATGGATACTCAACAAGTGTTAGACGGTCTAAATTATTTCTTCTTCAGAAACCTTTATGCTAGTGGTAATAACATTAATAGTATACTAGGTGGACTCACTAAGAAGGAATCTAATAAACTTCTGAACAATGTTTATGCTAAAAGCTACAAGGAAACCGTAGATACAGTTGGTAGATTCCATCCTAGAGTAAAAGCTCAGATCGAGGCTTATGCTGATGATCTGTATACTCTATTTAAAAAGAATATTGAAAGATACGGGGTGTTATTTAAAGACATAGAGGTTAATGAGAATGATGTAACAGATACATTAGGTATCAGAGACTCTATGACTATTGACTCAAGAAAGCTCACCAGCACTAATGTCAACTTGTTATTGGCTTCCATGCCTGAGATAACTTTTAGTAATGGTAGAGAAACTTTTGTTCTAAATGAGTTCCAGCTTCCAAAGCTGATTAACCAGAACAAGGTGCATATCATTCTTAAGAATGAGCTAGCTAACATTGCCCCGATTGTTACAGAAGATGGTGAGAGAAGGAACGTGTTAGATCAGATGTTTGAAAAGCTGGACGAGAAGTACAAGACTGAAAGTGGTGCTTACAAGGAAGGCTTTGGTTGGATAGCTAGTTTAAAACGTAGGTTAAAATATCTATCTGCTGATGGTAGAAAGGTTGACCCTTCTACACTTTCTGCAGAAGATATCAATCTTAGGATTTCATTCATTAAAGCCTTTAACAATATTAAGTTTCTACCACAGAAGCTTGTTATGGGAGAGGATGGAAACCTTTACAACTTTGATCCTCTAGTAAATACAAATCTAGATAGGGTTCAGCAAATTTGGAGTAACCAGTTAAAGCTCAGCATCCAGGATAAGTCTAATAAGATTATTAGGATTGATGCTCAAGGTGAGATGGTGTTTGATAGATCAACCCGTCAGTTCAAGAAGCTTGTAGCTTTAGCTTCTAATAGAAGAATGTTTGGACTAGCCGAAGCTCTTGAGGTGCTGGAAAGTCTTGGTATAACATTCTCTGGTACAGAGAGTCAACTTCTTGAATATGAGCAGCCTATAACAGAGAATGCTCTTCAGATTCTTGATCTCATTAGAAAGCAGGATGGAAAGCAGGATGTTAACTCAGTGGCTGAAATATATGGCACCCAAAAGATTGGTGGTCGTATTAATAAGCTATTAAGTATAGAAGCTAGGTTTACTAGTGAAGATAATATGCTCACCTATTTGAATGCGGATGGAGAACAGCAGTATGCTGTAGGTTTACCATCACTGTTTTCAAATATGATTAACATTCTTAATACTGTTAAGAATCAGAAAGAATTAATAATGACAGCCCCTTGGCTTGGATATATTAATGATGAGGGAGATGTTGTGCTTAATGCTTATCAGACCAATTCAGAACTACTTAAAAAGGGTGGAATACTCTTTGACCAAAAAGGAAATAGAAGGCAGGGAACTGCTAATGAAACAGCTGAAATTACATATCAGGTGATATCTGGTATAAGCCTTTCTGAGTCTGAAGGTTCTGTAACAGCTAAGCTTCAGCTTTCAGATAGGGTGGCTAATAAGGTACACTTCCTAATGAACAATACGGTGTTCTCTAATATCAACTCTGATAAGTCTACAGAGTTTGGTTTAGGATTGCCTAATAGTAAAGGACTTGTGACAACACAAGATATCCGTAATCTATTAGCTCTTAGAGAAGAGGACGTAGATTCTGAGGCTGAAGGCATGATATACAATGCTGTAGAGAAATCTATCATCAATAAATATGTTGCCCAGTTAGAAGACGAGATGGCTGCTGCTTTGGTTCAATCTAATGATCCTGTATACATTCAGTATTATCAGAATAAAGTTTTAGATCTTGCTCACTTTAAAAATATTCTTAGCCCTAAACTTATTGATAAGTTTAAGACTGAAGTGTTAAGTGAGAAGCCTAAGGATAAAAAGTATAAAGGAGAAGATGCTCATATCCAGTTTATAGAAAAGAACAACCGTGCTATTACTAGTGATATATTTAAGTATGTCAATGATAAGATGGATCAGACGTTGTCCTTCTTGGAAGACATGGATGTTATAGAATTTGTAGAGGATGTTCCAGCTCCTGGATATCTTACTGATGCTATTGATAATGAAGCTCTTGCTGATTTCTTAAAGCTTTCAGATCAAGAAAGAAAAAATAGGACAGCTGTTTATAAGCGTGTTGAAAGAATCTTTTTTACAGAAGGAGATATGCGGTCTCTAGCTGGATACTTGGCTATTAATGAAGAGATTCTTCTCACTGAACAGCACAAGCTTATCTATGGTCACCCTGCTATGTACAATCAGTTGGCTAAGAGAGCTAACGGTGCTACCTCTACAAAGGAAACTATTGTAGATGATACAGACATTGTAGCCTGGATGGACAGTAACATGGTGAGGAATGACGGCAAGTCTAGAGCTGATGACATTCACCAGACTACTAGAACAATTGTTTATAAAGACCCTATTGCTATTAGTTTGTACTATCAGGACATAGCTGAAGGTATTTATGCTGAGATGATTGATAGCGGGATGTCTGAAAGAGAGGCTAGTAGAAAAACCGGTGCTTGGTTTAATGAGAATAATAAATTCGGTGGCTTTGTAAAAGACAGCAAAGGTAGATTTACTGGAGCCATGAAGACTTATATCAATCTGAATGAACCAGATGGTATAGGTTGGGTTATGCCTGATGGTCTTAGGGACTTGCTGTTTACTAGTAATAAGCTTACACCAGACCAGGAACGTCAATGGGATTATGAGATAGCCTATGAGAAAGTAGCTAGAAGTAAGAAGCCTACCTCTGATCCTGCTTATAAAAAGTATACTAAGGAAGAACTTAAAGCTGCCCAAGCTATAGTAGCCAAGGGAGACCCTGGTTATGTATTCCAAGTGCTTAAGCCTCAATACTTTGGATATGGAATGACAGAGGGAATCACTCACCCTGTATTCTTAAAGCATGCTATTCAGCCTAAGTTCTATAGGCACCTTGAGGGTTCTCAGTATGAGCCATTATATGTAGCTGCCCAGAATGGTCAAGTGGATATAATAGGATTTGAAAGTGGTATGAAGGTGGGTGCCATGACCATGGATAATGGTGACATGGTTCCTTTCTATGACTTAGACGGTAAGGCTAATGTTAGAGTGAGCAAGACCAAGAATACTTTCATTCTTCCAAAAGAGTTGCCTTCATTAGACATCTATTCTAAGTTTTATGGAATACAAGTGGAGGTGCATGCTAAGCCAAAGAATTCTGTTGTAAGAGGTACGCAGGTTACCAAGGTGATTATGGCTAACTTGTTTGAGAATGGTAAGCCTATTAAGAATAACAAAGAGCTTGCTAATCTAATCAAGAGCTATAATGATACACTAGTAGCCCTCACTAAGGTTAATAAAGAAGGCTTGCTTAAAGAGCTTGGTCTTACAAGACAGTCTAATGGTAGCTACAAGTCTACTAATTTGGCTAGTCTGATTATTGCTCTTAGAAGAGAGGCTGTATCCCGTGATCTTCCTGATAATATTATTCTGGCTATTGATGCTCTTCAGAACCAGGATGGCACTCAAGACATAAAGTATCCTTTTGATACTATCATTACTAGAGAGAAGATAGATAATATTTTGAACTCCATTGTAGACTCAAGAGTTATATCTGCTAAAGTATTTGGTAAGTCATCTCCTCAGGTTCCCAATACAGGATATGAGGTGGACCCAAGGAACTATGTATACCTTAAGAATGGTGCTTACATCCCAGTGAGTAAGAAGGCTTTGGCCTCAATGTCTAAAGAAGAAAAGGACAGCATCAAACTCACGTCCAATAATCTGAAGTTCTACACTAAGAAGAATGGTGTAATCCAGGCAATGGAGGTTTATATCTCTTGGCCTTTTGCTGAGGTGACTCCTGAAGAATTAGGACTCAAGCTTAAAGATGGTGTGTATGAGATTCCAAAAGGAGGTATCAAGGGTATTGATTCTAATCTTTATAAAGCTATAGCCTACCGTATTCCTACGTCTGGTCCTAACATGATTGAGAATATCGTTATCAAAGGATTTACTCCTGCAGCTAATGGTGATATGATTGTGGTACCTACGGAGATTGTTGGTAAGGCTGGATCTGACTTTGATATAGATAAACTTTTTATGTACCTAAACAAGTATTCCGTAGAACTAGTAGGTAAGGAATACTCTGGTAAAGAGTTCACTGACTTTATGATAGAAGACTTAACTAGCCGAGGCTTCCGTAAGAAGGATGCTCAAGCTATGTTAAAGCAGTTTACTCCGGCTGAGCTTAAGAAGATTAACCAAGCCACTTACCCAGAGAGAGGTAAGATTATAAAAGGGGCAGCTTACAGTCTGGCTGAGGTGGTTGATATGGATTCTTTTGATGTTGCTGAAGATATTAAAGCTAGCCTCACTAAGTATAATGCTCAGTATAAAGGATCTAAACGCTTGATGTACATTACACCAAACTCTAATACTAAAGCTGGTTTAGAGAATAAGTTGGTGGACATCATGCAGCAGATTATGTCCCGTCCTGAATACTATGCTCAGCTTGTAACTCCTAACGCTACAGAAAACCTTAAGCAGCTAGCCACTGATATTAAGAAAGCTAAGATTGAAGCAGGTACTGCTCGTGAGGAAGACGAAGACTCTTATACGTTCTTAAGGACCTTTATAGGATCCAGTGTTATCAGAGAAAGATATCTTACTGCCAAAAGGATGGTGGGTATAGCAGCATTGCATACCACTCTTCATACTATGGCTCAGGTGAGTGGACTTAAGATTAATCCTGAGTTCTCTACAAAGAGAATTCATTATCTAATGCCCAAAAATCTTGAAAGGAAAAAGGGTGCCTATGGAAAATACCAGGATACTAAAAATATAGATATTAAACTTAGTCATTATCCTGCTGATGAACAAGGTTTTTATAAAATTGGGTATAGAACTGATACACTAGGAACAATGATTTCAGATATGTTTGGTGAATCTCTTTCTGGTTTTGTGGATGGAGCAAAGGATCCATTTGTATTTGATCTTAACCTTTCTATGGAGAGTGCTGGTACTTGGTTCTATCTTCAGCATTTAGGGGTTCCTGCTCAAGAGATTGCTTATCTATTTGCTCAACCAATTATGGATAAGTTCTTTGCTAAGCAGTCTAAGACTAGAGCTTTATTTAAAAGAGCTAATAATCAAACCCTATTTAATGAGGAACTCTTCTGGAATATTGTTAGTCCATACTATGAAAAAGTATTTGGGGTAAACATTGAAAGTGAGATTGATGATGCTTTTGAAAATGGTGGTGTGTTAGCTGCTAATCCAGTTAAACAAGGAGCTGTTAAAAAGCTTATGGATTTGAATGAGGAGTATGATAAACTTAGTCTGAAAGATCTTAAGTCTAATGTTGCTGCCGGTGAGAAAGCTGACGCTGCATTCCAGATAGTAGCTCTTATGAACTACTTAGAGTATGAAGCTCAAGCTAGACTGCTTGGTGGTTTCATGCAGGCTATCACTTATGATACGGCTTCCACTAAGAATATGCAAGAGAATATGCTACAGCTTCTTAGATGGAAAAAGTCTGAGAACCAGGACTTTATAGCTAATCCTGAAGCTATTCTAGAAAATACATTCTTGGGAGAAATGAAGGAGCAGAAGGAAGATGTTCCTGTAATGTTCCGTAATTTCTTTATAAGCCTAAGACCAGAAATCCAAGAGCTCTTTGCTCCATTGGAAGAAAGGATTAGTAATCCAGAGTACTTTGGCAGCAAAGAAGACACCGTGAATCTTCTGAATAGATATCAGAACTTCATCTTGGCTTATATCCTACATACAACAGAGTATAAGAATAGGAACGGTGAACCAGAGATGCTGAATATTCTATACGAAGATTTCTTTAAAGGAGATAATACTATTCCTAAGCAGCTTCAAGACTTAAAAGACTCAAGAGATTCTAGAATAGCTGACAATCTTATAATTAAGGAACTCCTGCCATCACTTACAGAGGATATTAATAAGACTGATAGCATGAGCTTATTTAGGAATAGAATAGATACCTTTGAGACTAATAAAATTGTTGATGCTCTGGAGAATCTTAAGTCTTATGCTGAGGATACAGCTGATGAAGACTTACTAGACTTTGTAGAAAACCTAGCTAAGTTCAATATCATTCAGTCAGGTTTCCAAGCTAGCTATACAGACTATAAGAAAGTGTTGAGTATCAATACATACACTGAGTTGGTCAAGAAGATATTTGATATCTATGAGACTAACTTTGAAGATAAGGGTGTACGTATAGATGTTAATGATGTATGGAGAAGTTTCCATCAGAACAACTGGAAGAATAGATCTATTGTTCCTAAGGCTTCTAAGTCGAGTGAAATAACTAATACTGGAAATATTTACATAAAACCTGGAAGTCGTGACAGCATGTATGACTATCTAATTAAATATGTTAAGAAGAAAGGAATTAGTAAAATTCGTATGAAACGTCTGGAAAAAGAAGACAGAGGCTTTGAAGCATTTGAACCAGTCATGTTTAAATTTACAGGGGCTTCTGCAAAGGATAACAGAATGGTCTATATTCCTATTCCTAGGATGGGTAATGGTGCAAAGATGTTAGAGATTTACGGTGATCCTGATGCTGAGTCAATTATACCTTCTAATAATAGCACCACTGCTCGTTTTGGTGGTAAGAAAGAAGAAGGGGTTACAAACTTTGGAAGAAACCAATTCTCTGTTAGACAAATGAGAGACTCTGAAAAAGAATATGAGGACATTGAAGAGATTGGCCCAGCTCCTAAAATTAAGAAAGGTAAGATTGGCTTTAAGCTTACTATAGATAAGAAGGTTAAAGACCAAGGTAAGGCTAGTCTTGCTAACAGATTTATTGGATATGGTGCTCCTGGTACTAGTACAGCTCAGTATGAACAGGATGCCCGTAGACAGGGTATAGCTGTTAACTATGAGGGAGAATATGATGAGAAGACAATAGCCTTTGTCAGTGTCAATGGTAATAATAGAGCCTCTGAAAAAGCTATAGATAATACTATTGAGAACGCAAGGGAAATCCTGGAAGCTGGTGGTACTGTAATCATGGACTCTACAGTTGATGCTAATAGACCATGGAATAAAACCGGTGAGGCTCTTGTACAAGAAGCTCTCGGTGATCCTACTGGTCAGACATCTAAAGGATATAACTACTGGGGTAAAGATCCAGAAGCATTAAATAAAAAAGATCCGTTCACTTGTTAAATAATTAATAATCAATGAGCTGCGTAGTTAGAAAAAATACTATAGAATACTTTATTAAGCAGGGTGCTATCAGTAGTAACATGAGAATCCTTGATAATAAATTGTTTGACAAGCTGAATAATGATTTGTCTAATTTAGCCAGAGACAAATATAGTGTTACTAATACTGGTAAACTATTTACTAGAGGATATAAAGATGTGCCTAGTATGATTCCCGCTCCTAATAACATAGCTAGAGAGGGTATTATGAGTGTTCCAAAAGCTATTCCTAATGAAGACTTCTTTCAAGAGCTCCAACAAGAACATGATATATATCATTCTGATGAAGCTGAGAATGAATCTATTGAACCTATAAAGATTGAAGATATTCAATTAGCTTCTCCTGTTAGTCCTGAAGTAGTAGAAGAACCTCTTACTACAGCAGACAGAGTGTTTGATGAGATGATGGAGATGTCTGATACTGACAAAGTAAAAGAAGCCGGCCTCACTCTGAAGGATCGTATGGACAGATATCTGGAAAAGATTGGTGTACGTATCCAGACGGTTGATGAAATCAGAGATAAGAACGGGAATCTATTACCTGATGCTAGGTCAAAAGCTAAGATGCTTGATAGAGTAATTGAGGTTACTAATGATACTAGAGCTCTTGATGATCTACCTGAAGAGGCTGCTCACTTCTTTGTAGCTATGCTTGGAGAAGGACATCCCTTATACAGGGAGATGTATAACAAGATTACTAGCTATAAGATTTATGAGAAGACGGTTGAGCAGTATAAGAACAAGCCGGCTTTTAAGAATGCTGATGGCACTCCAAACTATGACATGCTTAAGAGAGAGGCTATGGGTAAACTTATAGCTGAGCATATCATTAACATGGATCCGGGGAATGAGACAGATCAAAAATTAGAGACTGCTATTAAATGGTGGCAGAAACTCTGGGAGTATGTGAAGTCAATTGTACAAGCTGAGCCTAATCCTTTCTTGGATGCCGCTACACAAATCTACCTTGGTAATATAAACAACATAGACATACAGGCTCCTTTACAAGACGAAGAATACTACAGTCTTGTTGACCCGTTACAAGGATTGCTGAATGACCAAGACAACATTACATTTGATGACACAGTGGATGCCCGTACTGGACAGAAGAGACACGTATATAATTACAAAGGCACTGCAGCTAAAGGTTCTGTTACAACATACTATGTAGATAGATGGCTGAAGAAGATATTCAAAACAGATAGCCGTAGTGAATTACAGAAGATAGTTGACCTGCTTAAGGCTGAGTTTGGTGATGTCATACATGACCAAATAGAAGATTTAATAAACAGCTACACTAATGAGGATGGAACTATTAGTGAGACTCAGAGTAACATCACTCCAAGAGTACCTGCTTCTGTCTACAAGATTCTTGATGATCTTGTTGTTGGTATTATGGCTGAGTATGATCCAGGAACCAGGTTCTTTTCAGAGGTTAGAATATTTGACCAGAAGAATAACATTGGTGGTACTATAGACTTGTTGATTGTTAAACAAGACGGAGAAGTAGATATGTATGACTGGAAGAGTCAGGAAATCTACTTTGACCAGACTGATATTAAAACATACAAGGAACCAATGTATAGAATCCAGTTGGAGAACTATCGTAAGATACTAGAGCTTCAATATGGATTCAAGAAGTTTGGAAAAATAAGGGCCATTCCTATTGCTACTAAGTTTGCTTTTGCTGAAGGTAAGCCTTCAGAAATTAAATCTATTGAAGTGGGGTCACTAGATCCTACACAGATACCAGAAGATAAAAGCTATCTGCTCCCTGTCACTCTTCGTACAGAAGCTACAGGTGACACAAAGCTGGACAGGTTGATTGAAAAACTGTACGGTATCTATGATAAGATTGACCAAGCTAAGTTTAGAGGAGAAGAACTATTAGCCAGACGTGAGGAACTAGGTCAGCTTAGAGTTGCTATACGTGACCTTCAATTAAAGGGTCATTTTGATAAGCTAATTGATTTAGGACTAGCCGAGTATAAGAAGTACAAGGACAAGCTAGATAGTAAGACGCTCACTGGTAAAGATATCCCTGAGGCCCTGAGTATACTTCAGGTGTTTAGTGACAGTGGGGTAACCCTTCTTAGTATGAATCAGGACATGATGAAGAATGTAGATGCTGATGACAAGGCTGCTATCAAGGAAGCTCAAGAGACAAACATTAAGTTTCTTGAGATGGCTACAGCAGTTAACGCTCTTATAGAAGAAGTTAAAGAATACCGTGATGAGCAGGCTAAAGTTCTTGGAGAGAAGAATGGTATAATGAAAATACTTGACCCAGAAAAAGCAGTGGGTACTCTTAAAGGACTATTTGCTTCTCTTAGTAATATCACTCAGAAATCCTTCAGACTCTTCTCAAAGATGTTGAGGATAGCCCAGAATACCAGAGATGTTAAGTTCCAGCAGACAGCTGATGAACTAATTGATCTTAAGAAGAAGTTCATAGACTGGGCTAGCTCAAAAGGTATAAGCCCAGAAAAAGCTATGGAGATGATGCTCCAGATTGACGAGAAAGGAAACTGGAACGGAAACTTTGTAAACGTCTTTCAATCAGAGTTTTATAAACTCAGAGATAAAGCATTGGAAGACGGTGATGGTGACTGGCTGGTTGACAACATGACTTATGATGATGAAAGATTTGAAGAAGCTCTTGTTAGACAAAGAGAGTTCTTTAATAAGATTGTCTACTCTGCTGAAGAGAAAGAGAATAAGAGAATCATTAATGAGAAGATTAACGATTGGATTGAAAGCAACCGGGTAATTGATCCAGACGGTAAGATAAATATCAAAGCTCTGTTTAACAAGAGTAATAGATTCCTAAGAGCTAATGAGAAGTGGCACACTCAAAAATGGATAGACCTTAATAAACCTGAGAACCGTCCAGCTAAAGAAGTGTATAACTATTTCCAGAAGTTGATGAGAACATCTGAGAGAATGGGGATGATTGATAAGTATAGCTCCCACTTTATTCCTTCTGTATATGCCTCTAAGCTAGACCAATTAGTATTTGGGGACGTTAAAAATATATTCAGTACAGCAGGTATATTTGAAAACCTGGAGGTAGACAGTGGTAGTAAGTATACTCCTGAGACTGATCCAGTCACTGGTCAGGTGATCAACCGTATCCCTGTTTATTTTACTAATGATATTGGTGTTCAAAAAGAAGACGGAACGGTAGACTATTCTAAGAAGTCAAGAGATCTCTTCAAAGTATTTGGTGTATGGGCTGCTCATATGTACAACTTTGAAGCCATGCAGTCAATAGAAGATGATGCTCTATTACTAGTAGAGGTTGAGAAGAATAAAGAGAGTTTGATTACAGATAACTTTGGAAACATTGCAACCTCTGGAGGTAAAGCCCAGAGAACCTCTGAGAAAAAGAATGACCGTAATGCTAGACTACTAGAAGACTTTGTAAACTTCTATGTTTATGACCGTCTCAATGGAAGGTTCAATGATAAAGCCGTAACAGTATTTGGTAAAGAGTATTCATTGTTGAAGTCAGTGAATGCTGCTATGAGATATTTTAGCTTGAAGACTCTGGGTCTTAACGTAATATCTGGTACAGCTAACTTTGTTGGTGGTACAGGTAATGCTCTGTTCATGGCCCAGAAGAATGTATTCTTTACAAAGACGACCTGGGCCAGATCTATGGGCCTGGTTGCAGGTAATAAGAAAGCTCAATCAGCTTTGGTCTATCTGAATATTCTTCAGGATGGAACAGAAAGACTGATGATTGATAATCTATCACTCTCTTCTACTAATAAGCTTTTGAAAGATGACAATCTGTTTGTTATTCAAAGGATGTCTGATAAAGCAGTACAGTATCCTGTAGCTATATCTATGATGATAAATCACATGGTAGAAGACGGGAAGATAGTTGATATTCAACGATTTGTAAAAGACAAGTATAACTACAATGATAACTTCTATAATCTATCAGCCGCTGAACAGAAAGCTACAAGAGCTAAGATAGATGCTGAGGTAAAGGAACTTCAAGACAAACGTAGTCTATTGGCTATAGGTAAGCTAGATGAGAAAGGTAAGTTCTCAATACCAGGAATAGAAAAGGATAGCCAGGCTTTAGCTGACTTCCGTAGTAAGATTAAGGGTGTTAGTAAAAAGATACTAGGTGCCAACAATAAAGAAGATATCAATGGTATCCGTACTACACTATTAGGAACAGCCCTAATGCAGTTCCGTAACTGGATGCCTGAGATGGTGGAAGACAGATTTGGTGGTCTTCAATATGATCCAGAGCTGGACACTTGGACATACGGTAAACTGAACCAGTTCTTTGGAGATCTGTTTTCTAAAAGATTTCCAATGCTGCTTAAGTCTATCATAACCGGCTTTGGGTCTAATGCCGTAGAGATGGCTAGAGATAGCTATCAGAGATTAAGACGTGAGGCCTATGAGAAAGGTGAGGCTTTTGATATCACAGAAGGTGAGTTTATAGATATGTATCTAGGTAACCTTAAGTCTACTATGACTGAGCTTGGTGTACTTCTAGCCTTTGCTACTGCCATTTATAGTATCCCAGCTGACTCTGGAGACGATGATGCTGAGACAGCAGGACAAAAGAAGTACATAGCTAGAGCTTTGAAGAAGTACTTTTCAGAGTTTGGATTCTACTATAGCCCGCTTGAGTTTACTAAGTTAGTTAACAAGCCGTTGCCGGTTATTGGATTAGCTGAGGATATGTTCCGGTTTGTAGGAGCCTTTAGTAAAGAGATGGCTGGTCAAGCTTTTGGTGTAGAAGAATGGTCAGAAAAAGCCAAGCCTATGAAATATTTCTTCAGACTCTTCCCTGTAGCAAAAGAATACGTTCTGATGCAAGCTACCTTTGATGAAGACTTTAGAAAAGATTGGGACATCCAAATTGATAGAGGATACTAAAAAAGAGAAGGGCTATTTAGCCCTTCCTCTTCTAATACGAACCATAAAATTTATAAAGATAATACCTATTGTGACACTGAGGTATTCAAAAACAACTGTAGATTCTTTCTCATGCTGCTGAAAGATTTCTACATCCATCCCCAAAACTGTTTTAAGTCTACTAAAAAAAGTAATACCTATGCAGAATGTTGGGGTGCTTACTAATTCAAGAATCATATTTATTTGGTTTTACTTCCAAATCTGATTGATATTTCTTTGTTCAAGATAGGAGAAAACCGTCTGGTTTTATTCCTTGCTGCTGTATGTATTACTTTTACAGTGAGTCCCAACTTATGTGAAGCTACCGTGGCTGTTTCAAATGTGCCAATCAACTCTTTCTTTTCAGGGTCATACACCTTGAAACATACATCATCTAATGGAATTCTGTTACTAGTAAAGTTCATAGTTAAAATATGTATCTGATTTGTGAGGGATTAAAATACTTAGAATAAAGATTGATGAACTGCTTAACCATTACTGCCTTAAGATCGTGTTTATACCGGATATTATGTGGGGCATACTGTGAGTCCTTAAACTCTTGTATGTCTGGTCTCCAGCAAACATCATTTACTTCTTGACAGTTACGGTCCTTCTGTATAAGATGGTACGTCAGGAATATACACTCACATTGTACATCTATACCTGCTGCTTTTATATCTTGGAAAAGCTTTTCATACTCTTCTAGCCAACCATCTGTATAGATGATAGGACTGAAGTTTATATGTACTTCCATATACTTTTGCAGATTTGGGATAGATTGTATGCGTTTACATATAGAATCCGTGTTAGGTTCTAGTATATCTGAATACTTCTGAGGCATCAGACTCACTCTAATCCTGTGCTTACCTGGCAACAACTTGTAGTCATCTGCTTTAAATCTGCTAGGATACTTGGTAGCAAAGGTACTCTTCAATGTAGGAGAATCATTAAAGAAATCAAATACCTTCTGCCAATTGTAATGCTTCCCCAGTAGAGCTACATCTGTACTACATCCTATATCTATTGTATAGTAGGTATCATCTGTTTGATTAGGAACTTTGGGCCACGGTCTATCCGCTGCCCACTTTGAAATAGAATTTAGAATACTATCTGTATTCTCATTTATATATACTCTGTCATGATTGTATCTCCCTACATAACAGTAGGACTTCATGCAGCCTCCTAAACATCCATAGATAAAATTGGGAGAAACTGCATCTGAGCTTCTCCCATTATCTCTAGTCTTTAGGGTTTTAGTTTTTTGCTTTACTATTTTCATGATATCTGATCATTTTAAAAATATACCTCCTAGCTTCAAAGTCTACAGCAATAAGTTCCCACCCCTGGTTACCAAGGGTGTTTAACTCTTCTTCAACTTTCTGAACTCCAACTGGGAGGACAACAATTTTATAATCAAACTTTGTCATAGTACTTCTTGATTGTCAAGTGTTTCAATAATTAAATTGGTTAGATGGTCAACACTAGAATCATTGTTAATCACATAGTCAAACTTCCAGTCATCTAGTCCCACCTCTGAAGGGTGATTGTTAATAGGACTTACTCCTGGTCTGTTTACCCTGATGACAATGCCTCCTTTGTTCTTAATGGCTCTAGCCTCATTAGGAAAACGGACATCGGTTATAATCCAGTTTGGCGGTTTGACTTCCTCTTCATACTCAGCCTTATACTCAGGGTCAATCATGTCTTTAGTGATAGACTCTTCACTCTTTGCATAACCCTTTATATACATAAACCTCTCAACACTAATGGGTCTCTTGTACTCACTCATTAGAGCATTCACCCAGACGTTAGTATGTAGTCCGTTTCTTAAAGCATCTGTGCCCAGCTTCTGTAAGAACTCTCTGACAGTCATAGGAACATAACCTTCGTCACATGTAGTCCACCAACACCGGTCAAGATTCTTTTTTTTAAAATGCTCGTGTTCAAACTTCTCTTCTGGGATACTTGTAAGAATGGAAGCTATGGTCTTAAGCTTACCTGCAAACTTCTTAATCTCCCAATTCAATTCAGAATACTCATCCTGAATGATCTTTCCAATTGTGTCCTTGCCGGATCCAGCATATCCGTTTATTCCTACTATCATAAGTTTTAAAAGTATGTGGTTAAAAAAAGGAGAGGGCTGGGATATCCAACCCCCTCCATGTTGGTTTATATAGCATCAATAACAACTCTATCACTTGTCTCTTGTACAAGCTCTACTGTTTGATCTTCTTGTTCTTCCTCCTGAACGTCAGGATTTGTGGGGTCCCAAGAATTTGTCGGATTAACTAGTATACCAAACTCATTAATAAACATTGTGTGTAGTTCCTGATGGTTGGTTATATAGTCAAACGGATGTGAGTTCTTCAGAGCTAACGTGACATGATTATAAAATGCCCATGCTGAATCCTTATCAGCATTGTAATTGAAGCTAGGAGTGTCCATCTCTCTTTTCACTACACCCACTTGGCTAAGACCCAGCATTTCTTTATCGGCATACATGATTCCTAAAAGAGAAGACCGGTCTTTCTGAGACAGGGTGATATTCTTCAAAGCTTCCTTTGCTGCTATAAGATTCTTATAATGAATATAAGCATCCCCTAGCTGTTTCTGTATAGATAGGATTGCATCAGCTAAAGCTGACTTACCAAAATGCTTCCTGGAATAGTTGGCTAGATCACCAGAGATCATTCCATTACTGCATACAAATACATGAGCTCCTGAAGCACACTTGAACTTCATAGTCTTGTTGTAGCTGTTGGCCCATGCAAACATCAACCCCATCTCAGGATCATCTGAGTGGGTGAGGTGGTAGATACCTTGTGCAATCTGTCCGTCTATAGATGACTTGTAGATCTCTTTAGAAATACGTAGACCTACTGTTGATAGTTCTTTACGGGTGGTGTCTATAATTTCACCGTGAGAAATGGCCCCATAAAGACTTGAATGCTGAGGGATTACAGTGGCCCTCAGGTTTCCTTCTGTTACAATTGGTGTTCTTGCTGGCATAAATGTTTGGTTTAATGTTTTAAAATAATGATAACTGTTTGAACTGTCTGTCCTTTACTTTTTCTATCTGATTTATCTCTTTATAAATCTCTTCAAGATAAAACTTTTTGTCAATACTAAGACTACTAAAGGGGATTAATTTCTCATCTAGTTGATTTACAACTGTTTGCATCCACTGCCCGGCCTCCACTTGTATTTCTCTACCATCGTTGTGACACTTCATCAGCTTCACTCCTGTAGTAGATACATAGTACCGGACAATCTTCTGTAGTCTTTTGATTTCTACACTGCCTTCTCTGATTACTCTCTCTTCAAAGTGCCAACCAGACTTGGCTTTAACTCCAGCACAATAATCATAGATGCTCTGATTATCTTCTATAAACTTCTCAGGTTTAATCCCATTTACAAAGTAGGCATAGATGGCCTTAGGAATAATAAGAAAGCTCTTGTTCTTATGGAACACACTCACCTTCTTCTTCTCAAGGTCTTCCCACTCAAACCTACCCTTACATTTGACCTTTCCATTCTTATGTACGGCTATGTAATTATTCACGTCCCCAATAATCATCTTCTGATATTCGTCATGTTCTAAGCTGAGCTGGGTCATGTACTCCCACTCCTTACAAACTTTATGATAGACGTCCATCTTATTCTCTGGAATCATAGTCTCTAAGCCGTCAGTATTCTGCATAAGAGGTATAGACTCAGGGATAGCTAAGCTTATCATCTCATATAGCTTAGACAACAACAGTTGACCGTTAATAGTGATTTGCATAGTCATCTGTGGGTCATACAGGAAACTATTGGGGTCACCGGTTAAGCCATAGGTGCTATTCAAAATGATCTTATACACATAGTTCTTAGGGTCTGCCTTGGGAATCTTCTTTCTCTCTTCAAAGATCCACTCATACAGATCACAGAACTCTTTCTTTGGGAGATGACCGGGAGCAAAGCCATTCTTAATAGCTAGGTTGGGATAGAAGCTTGTGACATCTGAGGTCATAATGGTCCAGCCTGGCTTAGCTTCATATACTCCTGAAGACGTAGCACCATGGAGGCCGCCTAAGCCGTAGTCTGTTTTGACACCTCTATACGTCATACTGTATTTAAATCCGTCCTTAGTAGAAGTAATTACTTTAGTACGGAAATAATCCAGCACCTTGTTAAACTCAGGAGTTTCAAAACTAATATAAGGAAGGATACAATTGGCTAGTACAATGTAGTCACGATGGGTACGTAGCTGTTTAATCTCAGACTTTTCCCAGCCCAGTTTATTATGCAGGAAGTGCAGGAATAATTCTTTGGATATTCTTGGCTCTGAAGCAGAGTACAAGTCTATATTATATTCTTTTGTTAGGTCTTTCCTAAGCTGTATCTGTTCTTTGGAATGCTTGAGAATCTCCTTAGTAGACAGCACATCGTTCAAACAATAGTCTACTACTTGTGTTAATGTGTGACTATCCGTCACGGGTTCAAAGTGTGGGTGAGGCATCTCCTCTACATTGTTCCAGTCCATGGAATACTGTATCCACTTAAGGCTAGACATCTTGGCTTTATTATCCCAATGGTTCATCTTAAACAGGTCAAGCTGTTTAATCTTCATTCTATTAGGAGAATAAGGAGGGAAGACGTTCTGATCTTTTCTGGCTAACAGATCTTGTACAAAGGAATAAATCTCTTTGGTGATACCGTTGCTGTCAAGGGTGAGAAGTCTAGACCTGTTGGCTAGAATAAACTCTGTCACCTGAGCATCAAAGGCTAAACCATTGTAGCTTATGTGCCACTGTTTACTCTTGATGCACCGGTCTAAGAAGTCTAGAAATTTAGGGAGATCGTTTCTCTGGTCATGGATGACAAAGAGATGCTTGGCATTACTGTCTTTATAGTCTACAAAGACTGCTACAAAACAATTGACAATTGTCTCATAGTCCATCACCCAGTGTGTTGACTTGGTCATAAAATACATATTCAGTTAAGCTGTTTCCCCTTTAAATTAATAAAAGGGGAGATAGAAATCCCCCCTTTTCGCATACCTATTTATTCTCAAAAACACTAGATCTTATAAAGCATCCACTGAAGTGAGTATTGAGGAAGGAGTTACTGTAGCAGCCTTGGCTTGCTTAGCAATCTCAAAGTATTGTTTGTAATCAAACTTATCTGCATTAACTGCAAACAACTTTACAAACTCTTCAATCTCAGACTCCATCTCAATATAATATTCATAGAAGCTTTCTACTAACTTTCTTTCCTCTGCATGAGGCTTACCGTTATCACGCTTACCAATCTTCATCTGTACAATATCACCATGGTCATTCAACCTTGGCATCATGTGAAAGGTTTGCTTCTTTTCTCTACCAATAGCTGCAAAGACACCTGTGTGACAATCAAAGATGCATTCAGCATAAGGACAGTTGACGTCTGTTGGTATCATTTTAAAGGTCTTTGCTGGACCCCAGGTTGATGTGATTAACATCATAGATTTACTCATAACTAATTTGTTTTAGGTGACAAATTTAATTTTGTTTTTTTAGATTTTCAAGTATTTGACTGGGAATTTTTAAAGTTTCTTTCTCCATGTCACATGCATCACAGAGCTCTCCAATCTTTTTGAGATCTTCTACACTGATATCCAGAAGCTCAGCATACTCTTCAAAGTATTCTTTTGGATTAAGATAACTGTCTATAAAAGAATACTCTGCTGAATCTGGTCCATAATAGTTTTTGATGGCTCTCTTTAGCTGACCTGACAGCTTTGAGTATTTACCTATGATAAAATTGAACCAATCCTTTTCATATATCTGAAAATCAAAGATATATACATTGTATTTCTCTATGACTATCTTCTCTACAAAGAGGGGGTTTTCTATCAGCATGTTTATCTCAAAGCTCTCAAAGTCTACACTGTCTGTTTTCTCAAAGGTACATATCAGTTTAACATCCTCCGGTCCTATGTAATCCTGTATGGATAGATAGGTACCGGAAGGAGCAAACTCACTGTTCTTCTTTATACCCAAGGCTGGATAGAGAAATGACTTAGACTTTTGAAAGTATTTACTATACAGACTTTTAATCATCTTTTACAGTGTTATGGAATCTGTAGCAAATTCATATGGTAGCTCATAATTCCGGTTTACATAATGCCATTCTGCTTTATCTAAACACTGGGTAAGCTTGTCTAGCCAACCAACCAGTGTACTTTCTTTTACAAGAAAAGGGTATGTCTGAAAGTTCCTGTCTATAACTATGAAGTGGAACTTCATTTCATACCCCGCTGCCATAAGATCTTGATAAATAACATTCACCATACTACAGTAGATGACCGCTTGCATCCAGTAGTTATAAAACTCAATAGTCTCTGGGAAATCTTTGAGGTCTTTTGAGGTGGTCTTTATATCATTAATATAAATAATTTTTTTGTCATGGTCAAGAACAATATTATCTATGATACCTTTAAGACCAAAAGGCCTGTTAGGAAAGTCTATTTGAACTGGATACTCGTTCATCACTCCAATGTTGTCAAACTCAGAAACGTTCAGTCCTAACAGCTGACAAACCTTTTTATTCAGCTTGATGAGCTCTACAGCATTAAAACAAAAATCATAAGACTCTTGGTCAATTAAAATCTTATCTCCCTTTGTTTTAAGGAATGCCCAATAGTTTAAACTATCAGGGTTTATGATCTTGTCTAGTCTCTGCTGGTCTGTCTTCAGACTCTGATGGTAGTTCATATCACTCATGATGTCTATGATGGCATCAGAGAATTCTACTAGTTCAGTTCTTTCGTCACCATTGTTCTTTAGATCTTTATGATGAGAGAACACTCTATCTATAACTGTACGTATGTTACCAGTAGGTAGGTTACTAGGACTGATTACAAACTGGTTAGTAAAGTTCTCTGGTTCCAGTAACAAACAATGAATCATCTTACCCTGTACGAGGTGAGCCTCTTGCTTTTCCTCTCTGATATTAAATATATACATCTGCTGGAAGACAGCTGGGTTCCACAGTAGTTTATTAAGACTGCTGTAGGAAAAGTAGAACTTCTTCTTATAGAAGGAGTCTTCCATTATTTTTATATTCTCTTCCATTAAATCTTCTAGCTCCATATTCCAATCTTTTTTAAAAAGGTTCTAATTCTAATTGCTGATTCCTTATCCTTAGTGAGGGCCTCTTCATACTCTAAGAAATTTAACAGGTCCTGTACATTGATTGGATCAACAATTTTTTTATTCTCACTGGTTGTAGCTTGACGTTCCCACATAGTTTCGTTTGGGTCCTTGTCGTTGTTATAAATTGCCATAGTTATTCTTCTTTAAGTAGGTGTTTAAATTGTTTCCAGTCTTCTTCTGGAAGATAATTAATTAAATTATCAACCGGTGTAAAAGTCAAAAGCTCTTCTAAAGCTTCAAACTCCTGCCAGTCTACGTCCAACCTTATTTGCTCTACTACTTTTTCTATAAGTTCCTTCTTACTTTTCATGACTTCTTTTCAAGTTTAGTTTTCTTGTCGTGACAGTCTGAGCATAATACCTGTAACCCTGCCACTTCACAAAACAATCTATCTACAAACCCTGGTAGATCGGCTGAGCATCTTAGTGTACCAGCTGGTAAGATGTGGTCTACATTAATCTCTTTATCAGGGAACCATTCTTTACAATAGTTACATTGATACTCCCACTTCTGTCTACCACAACTCTTACAGGCTCGTCTTGCTTTTTCTTTTGCTTTACCTATGGGTTTCCACCACCTAGACTTTTGTCTAAGAGCAGATCTAATCATTGACCAGAATGCTGACTCTGTCATAGTGCCGGCATTTCTAGCCTTACTAACCCTAGGTTTAATAGCTTTCTTCTTAGCCACCTTGTATTTTTTTATCTAAGATAGGCACTAATCGGTTACGAACATTCTTAGCCCCATGGTCTTTTATAGAGTCTGATATGTCTTTACTCATAGGGAGAACCGTGGGTTTAACAAATGGGTAACGTTCTTTATAATCCTCCATAGCTTTTATACCAGCCTCATCATTATCAAAGAGCAGTATAATATTCTTATACCGGTTATTTAGTTCTTCCATGACATCCTGCTTGAGAATGGTGTTCTCACTATCAGGAGCTATGACATCTATCTCTAGCTTTAAACTCTTGATGGACATAACGTCCTTCAAGCTAGAGGTGATTACTAAGTTGGAGTGTTTACGAAGCTGCTCCCAACCTTGAACATAGTTGGCCACCTTGATGAACTTCTTATCTAAAGTCTTGGGCTGATAAATCTTATACAAAGTACCGTCTTCTTTAAAGTAACCGTACATATACAACCCTCTAATGGTTAGCTTGTTGCTATCCTTAGTCATTGTATAATATTCTAAAGGGGCAACCCTATGTTCTGTAAGAAGCTTTGTACCGATATTAAACTGGGTCCAGAAGTACTGATCCTGGGTGGACCAGTTTCTTACAGCATGGGTGGTCACTCTATACTTAGAAGCTTTGATGAATTTCTCTACGTCATACCCTCCATTGTTATGAAGAATGAAGTCGTTATACTTTTCTATTACCAGGTTAGAAACCTTATAATAGGATAGTCCTGTCAACATTTTCAACATGTCTATAGCCGACCCCTGTTTGCCGGTTGAAAAATCCTTGAACTTATATTCTCCAGAGGGTGTACAATAAATGCACATGCTGGGGGTACGTTCATCAGGATTAAACAGACTCTTGATTTTTATATCATCTCCGGTAAGCTTTTGCTCAAGCTTACAGAAGTGTTCAAAGATGAACGTAACAGGGACATCTTTTATATCGTGTACTAGATTCTTAGTCTTAAACATAGTCTATAGTTTAAAAAAAGAAGGGGTGGTAGAAACCACCCCCGACTACTTATGAGCTAATCACACATTGAGAGAGTTCTGATTACATGTCAAAGTCATCAACGGCTGGTTCAAATCCTGATATAGATTTAGAACTAAGAGCCTTATAATGATATTGATTGCCTTTGTCAAACTTATCCAGAGCGTCTGGGTTAAGTGATGCAAACTTATAGTTGGGCAGAGAGAGCTTGACAATAGTTTTACCATTGTATTCCTCCTCTGTACCACGGATAAAGAAATAGATATCTTTACCCTTAAGAATATTAATCACCTTGGTTGCCCACTCTTCAATATTACCTGCACTAACTTCATCAGCTAGGTCTCTTAGTCCAAGCTCACTTGCTAGGAATAATAACTTATAAATGATGGGGTTCTTAGCAGGACTATTGGATCCAAACTGATCAGTATACATGGTAGCTCCCACTCTTGCAGACTGACCTTTGAACTTAGGTCCTTCAGGATTGTTCTTGTCAATGGCCCAGCCTTCAAAGTTCTGAAGTTCTGGTCCTTCTAAAATAAGCTCAAGCATTTTCTTACCGGTCTTAGCAGTCTTTACTGTACCAGAATGAATGTGGGCTAGCACTACACCAGGTTCAAAGGTTTTCCTGGTACCTCCTTCTTGTTTGATTTCTTGTCCTTTCGTGTTAAACATAATCTTAAGATTTAATAATGGTGATAAACTTAGTTCTCATATGCTATGATAGCTTCTCTTACTGTCTGAAGGTCGTTAGAGATTTCAAAGGAAGGAAACATGTCCTTTGGACTCTTACAGGTATTCTCCCCATTGTTCTGGGTTTCAAATACATGTCTAAGGTTTCCGTCCTTATCTTTCTTAACCTTTCCGAAAAGAACAATAGAGAATAAACCCTCTAGTGTAAGCTTCTCGTCAACCATCTTACCGATGGTCTTGGCCTTGTATCTCTTCTTACCTTCTAAGTCTGTAGCTTCCTCTGCATGTGTAAGGAAGAAGATCATAAGGTCTTCTCTCATATCCTTCGGCATCCTGGCTATCCTAGCTAGACCTGCACCAATCTGAGTGAACTTCTCATAACCTTTTTCGTCTGACCTGTCAAAGAACTCAAAGGATGACATATACTGGAAGTCATCAATCACTAAGTTCTTAATCTCTGGCCGTTTGTCATTCACATACTTTATACAAGCCTCAATATTCTGAGAGCTGGCTTTATCATACATGTTACCACTAGGGTTGTCTTTACCCCAGATGCTGTACTTCTTCTTCCAACCTTTGAATGGAAGAGGCTTGTTAGCTACGTTGATAATAAATGTTTCTTTAGGATCCAGGCTTTCTATAGCTGTTGATTTGCCGGTCCCTGATTCTGCAATAATTAGAATACTGTATGCCATATTATTTTACTAATTCGTTCAACCATGGTTTATCACTGACGGGTTTCCTTAATAGGATGGCTACCAAATCTTTGATAGTCATGTCACTGAATGGAGCATCATGGTTGAGGGTTGGTTTTGGTGCAGGAGCAACAATAGATTCTTGTGGTATAATTCTTTGAGGTTGTTGCTCTTTAGGTTTCTCCATAGCCTTAACTGCAGAAAACTTGTTAATAGCTACTGAGGTGGGGTTAATCACCTTGAGTTCCTCAAGAGGCACAGAGTAGGAATTCTTTGGATTGAGTTCATACTCTTCTTCAAATGTTGTGGAAGATGGCACTCTATACACTTTACGTTCAGGATCAATAGGATCCAGATCACTACTGATAAGTTCAAAGTAGAATCCTTTTTCCTTGTTAAACTCTGAGGCAAAGATGCCTACCACTTCTCTACCATACTGATCATAAAAAGCTTTCTTCATATTAAAGTCATAGGGAGAAATTCCTAAGTCTTTAATAAGGTCTGCATGGTGAGCTCTGATGGCAGCAAGCTTCTGCTTCTTCCATTCTTTCAGGTCAAAGCCTGGGTTTTCAAACTGTTGTGACATTTTAATGTTTGTTTATGTTACGAAATACCATCTACATCAAGATCATTATCTGACCTGTCAGCAGGTGGGGATTGCCGTTGTGAGAGTCTAGTGTATCCTGTACCACTGGGGTTGCTAGCCTTGGGTTCAGATACTTCTATCATCTGTTGTTTGTTGAACTGTGCTTTCATAAATAGAATGTTCTTATCATCAGAACCATTCCTCACTTTTAAAAGATGTATGAATATATCATCTGGTGAAACCATGTACCCTTTGTTTCCATATAAGGGAATGTTTAGGGTAGAAGGTCTAGACATAGCTATCACCATATCTGAACCTTGCATTAGAGCATCACCACCAAATATATCTGAGCTTGTAGGATAGTTACCAATAGAACCAGCCACTCTTCTGGAAGGATCTTCCATACTACGGTTAAGCTGAGTGATCATTATAACAATGATTGGTATCATGTTCTTTAAGCCCATAAGCATCTCAACTGTGTTATACAAAGTTACTATTTTCTCCTTCTCATCAAAATCTTTTTTTATCAGCCAGCTATGGTCAATAGTTACAATCATAGGCTTACCACCTAATTCATTGTAATAGTGCATGATAGCTTCCTTGATATGATTTTTACTAAGAGGAGTGTTCACCTGTACCCGGATGATTCCCTTAGATTCCAAGTATTCACATTCTTTTTGATAGGCTTGCATCTTATCATAGATGAATCTATCTAACTGCTTGTCTGTACTGAGTACTAAGTTATAATCCTGAGCAGTAAAAGCTGCAAAAGCTCTAGCTGCTGATTGCTTAGCACCCATCTCAAACTGAAACTCTAGGATATTAAAGTCCTGTGTAGGATTAATGTTGTGGGACTCTCTTAGTATCTGACTGACAATTAAAGTCTTACCGGCACCAGGCCTAGCTCCTATTGTCAACATTGATCCCCACTCTAGACCACCCACACCTGCATGATTTATACCTAGCCATGGTGTCTTGAAAGACTTAATCTTTCCAAGCATCCGGTATTCTATATATTCGAGACCTTCTTTTAATACATCTGAGTATAGTCTCCCTCCCCAGAGATGATTGATCTTTTTAACCATGCTTCTAATTTTGTGTAAGTTCTGGGTCGTCTAATAACTTTTGACAATAGTCAGCTAATAGGGACTTCTTAGTCTTGCTTAGGACATCTGTCTTTTGTATAAAGTAAGCACTGCTTACAGCATACTGATAGTCTACAGCTTTCTTTAAGTGCAGATAATAATCAGTGGCATCTAGTACTAAGTCCCAGGTATAACTGGGGTAGGTTTGGAAGAACCATATGAATCTTTGCTTAAGATCCTCTGGGTTCTGTCTAGCCAGCTCCCCAGATGGGAACCTACCCTTGGGAAATAGTTCTCTATACTTGTGTACATTAACCATGAAGTCAGGGCCAATTATCTCTGAGGCAATCTTCTTCTTGGCTTTAGCTATAAATTTATAAAACTCATCTAGTATGAGTGCTGCTGCTGGTGTGATGTTTCTATTCTCATCAATATACCCATCAGCTAAAGACTTTTTGTACTCTGTGTAGTCGTCTATAATTTCTGTAGGCTTGGTCTTGTTCTTACAACAGTCAAGGAAGTACAGCTGGTTCGGGCTGACATTGTATCTTGTTAAAGTAGACCATAGTTGATAGCTCATCATTTCTATAATACTTTGATTTTAAGATGTTTATAATAATAGAATAAAGTTTCTGAAACGGTTCAGACGTTTCTATTACATTATTAAATGTTTTAATATAATGAATAATGGAACTGTGATCTCTATTACCTAAGGACTTTCCTATTTCTTCTAGGGTGTAGCCCAGCTCAGTAGCCAAGAAGGCAAATATAATTCTTAAATCAACAATTTCTCTATACCGGTCCTTCCCTCTTAAAGATATTTTTTTCCCTAATCTATTAGGTCTATAAGGCTCAAAGACTTCGTGCAATTGGTCAAGAGTAATAATGGGGGTTTCTCTTGGTTTCTTTTTATAATCAGGTGGTAAAACTACCGGGGTGTACCCATAAGTTTCATAGAATTTTGTCTGGAATTCCTTTACTACCTTCTCTTCCTCACTGGAAAAATTTGTTATACGCATGGTTTAAATGTATTCATTTTTGGAAAAATTTTAGTATATTATATTGTAGGATCACTTGTTAAGGAGCCTTTGAACACCAGGTTTATCTGTCAGAATCTGGGTTAAGAAGTTCTAATTAACCTTACACATACTCTATATGTGTCGCAGTATAACCTACTGTAAATCAGGTTCTTACCTGGTGTTTGAGGTTCTGTTATTATTAATTATTTGTTTGTAAATATAAATATGAAGAGATGGCTGATAAAAATAATCAGATTCTAGACACAGTAAAGGTCTGGCTTTTTCCGATTATTATTACGATATTAGGAACAATGCTTTGGGCTGAGATAATTGAGATTAAAAAGGATGTAAAGCAGCTGTTAGCCCAGTCTAATATTGATAAGACCAAGATTGAGGAGCTTCAAAAAGATGTGAAACAATTACAGGATGTCATATTCTTTAAAAAGAGTACGGCAGATGGCTCAGTCAACTCTAGACTTCATGCTTATGCTCCGTGGTTTACAAAACTTTATTTTAAACCAGAAGAAGAGTTTGATGTGAAGAAATATCTGGTGTAATAATCACCTATTAAAAGTATTTTATGGCTGGAAACATACGTAGAGCTGGATTAACCAAAGGTACTTTGAAGTATACCAAAGAAGCTACAGACGAACTTTTGCCTTTAATAAGACAGGCTCTGAAGGAGCTAAATGTTTCATATAATGATGAGTGTTGTTTAGATGCTAATTTGGGATATGGGGGTTGTCCACAGTGTACAGGAGTTTATGGATCGTGGTATAGTGATGAAGATCAAGTAAATACATTAAATGGTATATTACCAGTAACATTTAATAATATTGATTTTGCAAGTGGTGTTAGTATAGTGGGTGCATCTGAAATAACATTTGCAGTAGCTGGTAAATATAATATTCAATTTAGTGCTCAATTTGATCATAAGAGTGGTGGTGGACCAGGAAAAACAGTGAATATGTGGTTTAGAAAAAATGGTGTTGATATACCTGATAGTAATGGAAGAATTAGTGTGCCAACGGATAATCCATTTAATATAGTGGCATGGAACTATTTTGTAGATGCTGCAGCTAATGATCAATATCAACTTATGTGGACTACTGACAATATTAAAATTATTCTTGAACATTTTCCAGCCAATGTTGGTGCAGGTGCTCATCCACAAACACCATCCGTAATATTAACTGTAAATCAAGTGGGTTAACACTTAAAATTATTATAAAATCAATATACTATGCACACTTTAAAACTTATAGGACTAGTGATGTTCAGCATGCTTATACTGAACTCTTGCAGTAAACCAGAAGAAGGTTTAATTAATAGAGGTACTCCTTATGTAGCAGCTCGTCCTTTGTATCCTCAGAATCCTTTAAGTCCTCAGGTGTCAGTGCTATATCCTGTAGTTACAACTGATACAGTGAACGGGTGCATTGTTACAAACTGGCCATTGGTATCAGATACTTTTGGTTTTCAATTTAAAGCTGAGCCTGGAAGATTATGGTGGGGAGGTCCCACTAAGCTTACTAAGTATAGAGTGGTAGTTGATAATCAAATAGTTTTAGAAGCTCCAGTTTCTGGTAAGACAAAGTTCCCTATAACTTACAAAGTAATTGTTCCTAGTAAGTCTCTTTGGAATACAAACTTTATGAACGATACTAGTGTGGTTAAGTGGCATTCTTTAGGTGTTACTTTTTGGCAGGAAGATGGGAACGTAGGTTCTCAAGGACTTTACTGCTATACATTAAAAACTAATAAACTATAACCATGAGTCTATTTGACCAAGTAGCAGCTCTGACCAGAAAAGTCAATAAACTTTGCTGCATAGTTGAAAACGGTGGTGGAGGTGGTGCCGATATCACTGTACAAGATGATGGAACTCCACTAACTACAGCCGTAACATTATTTAACTTTACAGGAGATGGTGTAACAGCTAGTGTTATTGGCACAGACGTCACTGTAAATATCCCTGGAGGAACTAGCTTTACTAGAACAATAACTTCTGTAAATTCTAATACGGCAGCTGGAAGTGCTGCAAGTACAGACTATGTGTATCTTGCTAGTAATGCTATAACTATCACCATGCCGGCTGCTGCTTCTAATACTAATCTGTATACAATAAAGAGAGTGGGCACTGATCTAGTACAGGTTGATGGTGGGGGAGCTAACATAGATGGTTCAGCTAGTATCAACTTAAACGTACAGTATCAGTCAGTTAACTTAGTTAGTGATGGTACTAATTGGAATATAATTTAATCTAAAAACTAATTCAATATGGCTTATAATCCACAACCCGCTTTAGGACAAGCTGCTATGACAGCTTCTTTACCTGTAGCAATTGCTAGTGATCAATCTGCTGTACCCGTTGGAGCGTCTACCACAGGTGGACTTCTTGCTACAACAGGTGCTATAAAAGACACAGCTACTGCTGTTAAAGGATCAGCTGGACAAGTGTACGGTTGGTACTTTTATAATTCTAATAATGCCGTAGTGTATGTACAGATATTCAATGAGGTGGCTGCTAGTGTAACAGTAGGAACTACAACCCCTGCTTATATACTACCCATTCCACCTTTGTCTGGGGCTAATGCTTTTGGCTTGGGTATAACTCATGGTACTGGTATATCACTAGCTATCACTACTAGTAGAACTACGGGTGCACCAACTAACAATGTTGACTATTCAATATTCTATAAATAATAATAATTATAATAATAACTGATGGCTAATTATTACTGGAGAGGTAGTGGTAATCAATGGAATAGTTTGGCTTCTTGGAAGTTGAACTCTGCTGGCACTATTAATGCCACAGTACTTCCTACTGCCAGCGATGATGTATTTATTGATAGCTTATCAGGAAATATAGTTATTACTAGTACTGGAACAATTGTCTGTAGAGACTTAAACTTTACAGGATATACTGGAACTTGGTCTGGTACATCATCAGCTCTTAATATTTCTGGAAGTTTAATTCTTAGTCCAACAGCTACCCGAACTTATGTAGCTGGTATATTCTTTAAAGGAACAGGCAATCATGTAATCACTTCTAATGGAGTTAGCTTAGATAATAGTATAAATTTTCAAGCTGGTACTACAGCCACTTATACCATAACTGATAACTTTACTGTAGCTAATACTGTATTAAGAAACTTTACATTAACTACTGGTAACCTAGTATTTGCTAATGGGATTACAGCTACTATTCCATCTTTTTTATCTAGTGCTACAGGTGTTAGATCAGTTAATTTTAATACTGCAAAGATTATAGTTGCTAAAAATGATACGAGCACTAATCCAATCTTTACTCTTATAAATGGTGGTGGAAATCTAACGGTCAGTGCTGTAAACAGTACAATAGAGTTTTTATTTAATCCTTTTTATTTTGCAGCAGCTGAAATTCAATTACAGAATTACCAATGGGGTTCTATTTATGTTAAAAGAATTAGCAGTAATGTTGGATTGACTGTAACAAATGGTTCTAGTATTAAAACACTTACGTTAACTAACGTAGGAAGATTATCAGCTCCACCTAATCGTTTTATATTTTCAAACAATGTAACAGTCTTAGTTAATAACTGTTATATTTTAGGAGAACCTGCTACTAGGGTCGGTATTGGACCAGATACTTCCATTGGAGTTAATTGTATATTAACTAAAACAGATACTGGAGGTTATGTTTATGCTGAGCATGCTGAGATAGGTGCTACAAATGTTTTACCTGCAAACAGTGTGTGGTGTGCTGGGATTAATTCAGCTCAATCAGCTACACCTGGAACAGGTTGGGTGTACAATTGTAACAGAAGACTTCCTATGGTAGGAGTTGGTTAAATATATTCTATATGAAAATAATTTTAGATACACCTTATACAGAAGTGCTAGCCCCAGCTAGAACTAGATATGTTGATAGCATAACTATTACTAGTATGACAGATAATCCTGTAAATAGAACAGTTTACGTTACAACAAATATTCATGGACGGGTACTTCTTTGGGAAGCAGCTGAGTATGATGCTGTTGGTCAATGGACTGATCAAGATGTAATTGATAGGATCAAAGAGATATACAACCTTTAATAATTTTTTCACCAAACAAATATCTACTATGGAAAGTAAAAAGTGGTATCAATCTAAGACAATCTGGGGCATTGTTATTGCAGCCCTAGGATTTTTTATGTCAACTATTGGTGTTGACTATCCTTCTCTTCCTGAGAATGCAGACTTCAATCAGCTGAAGGCTTATGCTGAAGCTATTAAAGCTGCTCAGGGTAACTGGTCTGCCATTATAGGTCAAGTACTTGCAGGTGTAGGTACTCTAGTATCTATCATTGGTAGGTTCCAAGCAGAAACAAAGGTTACTGCATAATAATGGTTAGTATTCCCGGTAGGCTTAGTACTGCCGGGAGTACTATTATTAACTAACTAATTAACTAGCCATGTCAGAAGTAAAAAAAGAAATTAAACCCAGCCGTAAAGGGGATATAGTTAAGGTGGTGTTAGCCATTCTTGCTGTACTTATGGGTACATATATGTTTGTTGATCCTGGTAAACAGATATTGCAGGTTGATCCAACTGTTGTAAAAACAATTGATAGCTTAGAAAATGAGAATGCTAATCTTCAAAGACAGAATCAGCGTCTTGATAGCATACTCACTGATTATAGTGAAATCATTGCTCATTTAGATTGGAGGCTCACTACTATGATGAAAGAAAAATATAAAGATGTAAAACAAAGGTATGAGGATAAGTCTGAAGAAATAGCTGATGACGGTCCAAATGAGCTTGATAGTTTCTTTATTAACCGTTATTCTTTTCCAGAAGAACCACCTGGGCACCGGCTTTTCTAAGTCTTAGGGCGGTGGCAAGACCGCCGATTCCGCCGCCCACCACCACG